CTAAAAACATTCAGATTAAGTTCTATGAGATTGTTGTTAATGTAAATGGATACGATTATTTTGTACCTATTAAAACAATGTACACAGAAGGCTTTCCCGATATTGATAATCAAAATAGACAGGTATCTTTAAAGTTAAGAGACATGTTCTTCTACTTTGAATCAATAACTGCTCCACAAACTCTTGCAACAAGCGCATCGCTTAGTTATGCGGTTTCTATGATTCTTGACTCGATTGGGTTTTCCAACTATACGTTTAAGAGAATCCCAGGAGAGCCAGATCCGATAATTCCATATTTCTTTATATCTCCAGACACAACAGTGGCAGAGGTTTTGAATCAATTGGCTGTTTCAACTCAAACAGCAATGTTCTTTGATGAGTACAACAACTTCGTTATGATGAGCAAAAATTATATTCTTCCAACAGTAGATGAAAGAGTTACAGACTTTGAGTTATACGGATCCAAAGATTTTGTTAAAGATGGAGTTTTGCAAAATAAAGCAAGTAAAAGTAAACTAGCAAACATAATATCTGTTTCTTCTCAAAACAACGACATTTTCAACGACGGTAGTATTAACTATAAAACTAGATATATACAAAAGACATATGGATCGCTCAAACAAGCAAGTCTTATAGATAAAGAAAAGACTTGGATATACAAGCCAGTGCTTTTGTGGGAAGTAACTGGAGATCAAAACACAAAATCAATTAACGATCAATCAAATAATCAGTCTAGTTATACTCTTGGTGCAATTCCACTTAACTCAAACCTGTCTGCTACCGTTCCATATGTTGCAAACAATACTCTGATGAATAACGTGATGGACCTTGGTGAGGGTGTTTACTGGTTATCTAGATACACTGGATACTTTTATTCAAATGGCGAAGTGATAAAATTTGATGCAGTAGAATATAGCATAACTGGATATGGAAATGTTTGGATTAACAACGTACTTGAATATCAAAATTACTTCTCTAAACTAACCCATAATGGAAAGATTTATCCCACTGGCTTAGTAAGAATCTACTCTGTACCAAACTATCAAGATATCAATGGTGTTACAAAACTAAAAAATGGTCCAGTTGCAAAGCACGGCAGAGGTCAGTTTGGAACCACACCAGTATCTCACAGTGCAGGACTAGACCCATACTGGACATCAAATGATTCTGTTCGTGGTTGTACGATGAGGTCAGAACTATTGTTTAGCCTTGCAGATCAGTCATCTATCAATACTCAAATAGGTGCACTAACCTTAGATACACAGGCTGCAGGTGTTTCAAACTCATTAGCACAACAGTCTGTTAGAAGTGGCATTATTAAAAACTTTTTGTCACAATACTATGGAACAGAAACAGATCTTAATAAGTTAAAAACAACACAAAGTGGAACAATTCAGTCTTCTGCCTTTATATTAAATGGTCCATCTTTTACAACAACACAAAGCGGTATTGACTTTGTTTCTTATGTTCATAAGCCACTAACAAATAAGTTTAAGCATTTTGGAACACGAATGAGAATTATTGGTAAGATTGAAAATAATCAAAATCGTGGTCAGACTCCCATTGGTAGTGACACATACTTTGTTGTAACTGGTAACTCTCCAGATCAAAACATTAATATTAGTGCTGGTTCTGGAGGCTTGGCAGTAATGCTCAACCCATCAACTAACGTTGGGTACTACTTTGAGATATTAGCGCTAACTGAAAATAATGTTAATAGTTATAGCACATCTGCACAAAATTTAGATAACGTTGTTTTCTATAAGGTTATGAGAGACTCAGCAACTTCTAAGGCTATACCTGTAAAACTTTGGGGTGGACTAACAAACATAATTGTTGATGATGGAAAGTTTACGGGGCAGTCAAGAATGGTTGGAGAAGAAAATCCAACAGTGTATGATCTAGCAGTAGAATATCAAGACCTTGGAAACATAAGACGATTCTATCTATACATAAACAACAGACTCATATCTACAGTAGATGATATAACACCACTACCAATCTATAATAATATGGCCATGTTTGTTCGTGGTTCTGCAAGATGTATGTTTGAAAACATTTATGCACTAACTAATAATTATAGTCAGAACACAACCTTTGCACTAGACACCCCAGTCATGTCCGCAATTAGCGATCAAGAAATTGATGTGAATGAATCATTTAGAAAGTATGCTATGAGCGGAATAGTTCAGTCAACATATTTATCTGGAATAAGCGCATCACAACCACCAGAATATAATATGTATTTTGAGGAGTTTGGGTCTATTATGAGAGAGGCAGCATACTTTAATATTAGGTACGATAAAGCATACCCTGCTCTTTATGCAAAACTTTCACCAACATTTAATAAGATAAAAGGGTACACAGTTTCTGGATTTAGGGCAGGTTCCTACGGAGCAGAGTTTTTAATATTTAACTCAACAGACACTGCAATCAGTCTTGATGAAACAACTGGAAACTATTTAAGAATTCAAGGTGTAACTTTTACACAGGAGTCACAGCACGAGTTAACCATGGATGAATACTTTAGCAAAAATAGTGATTTCTCAAATCCAGATATTTCTGGTTCAAGTATAATCAAGTCTCCAGTTAAATATGACAATGATTTTAAAGATATAAAAGTTAGCAGAATGACATATGGTAAAAAAGATTTTTCATTACAGACACCATACATTCAGACACAAGATGATGCTAACAGTTTGATGGAGTGGATTGTTAATAAAGTGATTAAGCCTAGAAAGTCTGTAGGTCTAAAGATTTTTGCAACCCCAATCCTACAACTAGGAGATATAGTTACTGTTGACTATCAAGATAATGACTTGGTTGATCAAGTATCCAATGTTTCAAGTAGGTTTGTAGTATATAATATAGAATATGCAAAAAATTCAGAAGGTCCAGATATGACTGTTTATCTGAGTGAGGTATAAGATGGCTGAAGCAACACCAAACTTGCCAACACCAACCGCCTCTACTGCAACAGATGGGGTTCTTGCAGCATCTAAAGATATTTTTGTTATTACAGATGAATCACTTCCAATAGAAATAATGACTGATCTTGTCTTTGAGGATATAGGCGGACAAGAGATTATCAATATATCAAGATCAGATATTGTGAATGGACAAAATGTTATTTATCAGCCAATCAAAAACCTTACATCACTAAACTATCAGTATAATCCACAAAATATAATATCATTACAAGACACGTCGGAAAGTTATTTTAAAAAGTTTCCAATACAATTAGATAAAAGAATGCCTCTGCTTGGAACTGGTCCAAATAATGAGACGGTATATATCGATCTAGACACAGGAGATCTAGTAATAAATGTTGTTGGTTTAGAAAAAGATGAGCAGGTAGAGGTCCAAATCCTTAATAGTGGGGCCCTATTTAATGATACAATATACGAGGTGAATTAAATGATTACTAATACTGGAAAAAATATCTTAGCAAAGTATTTATTGGGACAGGCTCCAGCCTATGCCTCATATATTGCCCTTGGCTGTGGAGCAAAGCCATTGGCGTCAGATGGTGTTCTTGACGACTACTCAAACAAAGAAAGACTCAACTTTGAGATGTTTCGTGTTCCAATCATTTCTCGTGGATATGTTTCTGAAGATGACATAACAAAACTTGTTTTAACTGCAGAACTTCCATCAGAAGAAAGATATGAAATAACAGAAGTCGGTATATTTTCTGCGGGATCGAATACTTCAGCAGGAGCATATGACAGTAAGTCTATCTATGCGTTTACACAGGATGAAAACTGGGAATACCATGCTACAACTGCAGCGACATCTATTCCAATTATATATGAACCACTAGACGGAGATTTGCAGAATAACGTTATAAATGTAACCGAAAGCGTGTTTCAAACAAACGCTGACAACCGTATTTTTACAAACCAGGACAGATATCTAAGATATGAAAGGTGCAGATTCTTTAACAATATTATTGTTATCAGAGGAGACGTATCAGATATATCGACTGATATTAATAATCACCTTGTAATTAATTCTGGATCAGAGCACCTTCATCTAACTGGAGCCAACCTTGATTTTAATAGGAATGCTCCAACTGACGAGATTAAATTAGCATTTACCGTAATTAATAAAGACGGAGAGTCTAATGCAGTTCCAGATAATGTAAAAATTATTGTTGAGTTTGCATCATCAGATATTTATAATACTGGAGAGTGGGCAAGGTTTGAAGTAAACCTAGACAACGGAACTGGATCAGGTCAGCATGACTTTAGCACAAACAGGTATGTAGTTGCAACAAGGCAGTTGCAGGAACTGTACAAGAGTTCTGGCTTTACCTGGAGTCAGGTTGATGTAGTTAAAATTCTTGCTTGTGTAACAGATGGTGGATCTGTAACAGATAACTTTTATGTATGCCTTGATGCAATCAGGTTAGAAAATAATAGTACTGCAAATCCACTATACGGAATGAGCGGTTACTCTGTTATTAAAAATCTAGGAGCACAGCCTATAATTAAGTTAGCAAATACAACAAACTACATTGAGTTTAGATTTGCTTTGGATGTTCAATAATGGCATTACCAGATAGCGGTATTAAAAAAGTAATAATTCCAAAGTCTTCTTTGCCACAGAGATCTGGAGAAAACAAAGACTATGCTGTTAGATTTAGAGTTGTCTCAGAAGATAAAAATAGAAGTTCTCACTGGTCAATTAAGTACACAGTTCCACTTCCAGATGTAACTGCAATAGATTATAGAGTTGCTGTAGATCAATCACATGACATGGTTACGGCTGTTTGGGTCCCTGAATCTGGAACAAAATCTGAATTTGATGTTTATGTTAAATGGGATAGTGAGCCATGGCAGTTTGTTTCTACTGTCTTTACAACAACTTACTCTACAATTATTAAAACTGGTGCAAATCATGTACAGATTGCTGTACAGGTACCAACATTTCCTAAACAAAGATATACTGGATCAACCCTTTTTGAGTCAACACAGGAAAACGTTTGATGGTATAATAGATATATCATGTCAAAACTACCACTACCAGAGCGAGGCCAACCACTAGATGTTTCATATATCTATCAGTTGGCTACAGCCATAAATGATCTGTCATCACAGATATCTCCAGCAGTTTACAAGTATGTTACAGTAGATACTCCAGGAGTAGGAAAGCAAAGCGTAAAGGCTTCTGAGGCTAGAATTATTGGTGGATACGTAAACGTTGTAAACAGTTCTACACGAAATGCTGGAACAGAAGTTGCATTCTCCTATGATTTTCCAACTGATTTTAAGTATGCACCAATCGCAACTGCAACACCAATTAATATCGGCGGAACAGATGCTGGTAAGAATGTTTCAGTAGTTTTAAAAACTGTTACAACGTCTAAGGTTGAAGGAATCGTTAGATTCGGAACAACTGGAGATATGTCTGTTGATGTTAATCTTGTTATAATTGGAATTCCAAATTAAGAATGATAAAATGTATAAAATGCACACGAAGAATGTTCATAGACAGACAGTACAGCAAAATTGATTACTTGGAAGTTTATTGCATATATTGTGGATCACGAAGATTCTTTAATCCACCTACAGCAACAGCAGAGGGACAATGGCTACTAAAAAAGGAAGTATTGAGAGCGAAGGCTACAATGAGTCCCCTATAATACAGGGGAACAAAAAAGTTTGGTTTCTTAATGGAGACCTTGTTAGAATTCATCACTTAAATAGATCTAATGGAATAATGTCTGTTTATAATATTACACAAGACAGAATTGAAAGTTGCCTTATTGGTGATTTTAAAAACAAAAGAGAAAGAGCATATACAGTTGGCCAGACTGCTGATTTAGTCAATCGTCATAAAAAGTATATGCCATCATTAATGAAACGAGGAGTCATTCCATTTCCCACAGGATCTCAAAAGGGTGGTGCAAGAGGGTTTCAGGTCAGATCATATTATTCAGAATCCCAAGTAAGAGAGATTCGTGATATACTTGCTTCATACCATATTGGTAGACCAAGAAAAGATAACTTAATAACAAATGATATTACTCCATCGCAGCAAGAGTTGACACGGCGAATGGGAGACGGTATACTTACATATACAAGAACTGAAGATGGGCGATTTATTCCAGTGTGGAATGAGTCTATTTAATAAAGGGGTATGGAATGTCAGAAGTAGAAAATACAGTTAGCAGCGACAGTACTAAGGTTGGGGTAACTCTTGGTTACACACTTAATCTTGGCAACTTTCAGTCATTGAGGATTGATCTTAATGTTATTGATTCTAAGCGTGATGGTGAGAATACAAATGACGCATTTGAGCGTGTTTATAAGTTTGTAGAAGACAAGTTGACAGAAAAGGTCAACGAAGCAAAGTCTGAAATCTCAGAGTAATGGCAGAACGCAAAGACCGAATGGCTTTGCTTTCAAGATACAGCAAGTATCATACCGCAAGGTACGAATCAAAGCCATCCCTTAATCTTAATGTAGAGCAATGGGCATCAGATGCACTGGTAGAGTCATACGGTATATCAGGTTGTTACGATATACTTGAGTATTACTTTTTAGTTTCAGAAAATCCATCATGGAACTACTTTGCATATAATGCAGAGAAAATACTACAAGCACAAAAAGATAAAAAGAAAGACGATGAAGAGAGAGCAGTTCGTAGACAAATGGCAAAGGAGTGGTTAAGTGAATAATACAGAGGCAAAACTAATCTCCGCAGTTTTAAGTGATAAGCAGGTGCACGTTCTTCTGCAAGCAAATGTTGATAACCTTCTTAGAACTCATACAGATGTGTGGAACTTCATCAGAAATTATTTTGAGCACAACAGTTCTGTGCCACCAGTAAACCTTGTTGTAGAAAAGTTTCGTGACTTTCAACCAGTCGATGGTGTAGGTGCAACTAAGCATCACTTAGAAGAACTTCAAACTGAGTATTTAACCGACAGCCTAAAAGACATTCTTAGGTCTGCAGCAGGTGACGTACAACAGGGAGAAGGCAACAAGGCTTTAGAAAATCTAATTACTCAAACATCAGAGTTAAAGAAAAATACTTCCGCAATTCGTGATATCGATGTAACTGATCTAGAGTCAGCAGTAGCATACTTTGAACATGTGAAAGAGCAACAGGCTTTGGGACATGTTGGAATAAAAACAAATCTTCCAGGGTTTGACAACTATCTTCCATCTGGAATCATGCCAGGACAACTAGGGGTTTTTCTTGCATATCCTGGTATCGGAAAGTCTTGGATGGCACTGTACTTCGCTGTACAGGCCTGGAAGCAGGGTAAGACACCACTTGTAATCTCTCTTGAGATGTCAGAGACAGAGGTACGTAACCGTGTCTTTACAATTATGGGTGAGGGACTTTGGTCTCACCGTAAACTTTCAAATGGTGAGGTTGAGATAGAAACGCTTAAGATGTGGCATGCAAAGCATCTTCAGGGCAAGCCAGAGTTTCACATTATCTCTAATGATCAGGGTGGAGAAATTAACCCATCTGTTCTTCGTGGAAAGATTGATCAGTACAAGCCAGACTTTGTAATCGTTGACTACCTTCAGTTGATGGCTCCTAATCAAAAATCAGATAACGAAACGGTACGAATGAAGAACCTTTCAAGAGAACTTAAACTAATGGCTATTGGAGAAGAGGTTCCTATTATTGCTATTTCATCAGCAACTCCAGATGACGTAAATGATCTTAGTGGAGTCCCAACACTTGGGCAAACCGCTTGGTCAAGACAGATTGCTTATGATGCTGACTGGGTTATTGCACTTGGTCGTGGAACAAATAGTGATGTTATTGAGTGTGCTTTCCGTAAGAACCGTAATGGATTTATGGGGGATTTCTTGGTACAGGTTGATTTTGACAAGGGCTATTACAGATATAAAGATTTTGAAGATAGGACGGTATAATATGTTACATGGCAAACTATCATCACAAGCCCATAAAGAAGTTCTATTTAGATGGAGTCATCCATGATGAATCAGCCATAGGCAGACTAAAGTTAGAATATATACGCTTATTGATATCAGAAATGAAACTTAGTGGATATGTACCAAGATTTGACATAGAGCCAGATTTTACTATAGACTATAATGAAAGAAAAAGAAATTTTGATTTTGCATTAACAGTACACGGAATACACGTAGGAAGAAAGCAGAGTGAATGGATCGCAGGGATAGACGGCAACAAGCCAATATATACACAAAAGAACAAATCAAACGAGTTCTCTCAGGAGCAGGTATAACAGTTGAGTCAGAAGTTGATTCAGACTATATAATTTTTTGCCCATTTCACAACAACAACAGAACACCTGCTGGAGAAGTAGACAAATCAACTGGTAAATTCTTTTGTTTTTCCTGTCATCATATTACAGACCTTATAGAGTTGATAATGCATACAAGCAATAGAACCTATTTTGAGTCAATTAGATTTATTAAAAGCAAAGAGAAAGAAGGAAACCTAGAGCAAGATATAAATAAGGCTCTTTATCAAAAACCAGAATTTACTCCTTTTGACGAGTTGATTTTAAAAAGACTTTATAACAACCTGCTCTCTTCAGACAGAGCAAAGGATTATTTTAATTACAGAAAGATAACAAATGGTTCTTGGTCAAAGTTTTTTCTTGGATATTCAGAAAAGCAAGATATGGTAACAGTTCCAGTTCATAGTCCAGATGGAATGCCTCTAGGTTTTGTTGGTAGATCTATCGAAGGAAAAGAGTTTAAGAATACACCAGGACTACCAAAAGCAAAAACATTGTTTAATTTACACAGAGTAAAGACGGCAGATCGTGTATATGTTGTAGAGTCATCATTTGATGCTATTAGACTTGACCAGTGTGGACTATCTTCAGTTGCCACACTTGGATCAAATGTTTCAAACATACAGATAGAATTACTTCAAAAATATTTTAATGATATAATTGTTATTGCAGACAACGATGAAGCAGGTGGAAACATGAAGACTAAGATAATTGAAAAACTTGGGTCTCGTGTTTCTGTAATAAATTTAGATAGCAAGTATAAAGATATTGGCGATATGGATGATTCCTTGATCTCAAACTTACAAACAAACTTTGTAGAAGATATGGTAGGAATGCTTAAATGAAATTTAAAACACAGTGGCTAGAAGCCCTAAAGAGTATGAGACACAAAGAGTATTGGAATAAATCTAATACTGTAGAATTCTTTGCTTTTATGACAAAGATTGCAATTATTTTTCCAGGACTTTTATTAGGCAAACAGTTTTGGTGGCTGTATATTTTTGCTCTCATGTCTAGCGCTTCTTTGATTTGGTCATCAACCGTAAAAACTTTGCCAACAATCATATGGTTTAATATTTTGTGGTGTGTTCTTGCATCACTCTCAATTGCCAAGCACTTTGGTTTAATCCTATGAACATAGTTGTTTTAGGCGGAGGAACTGCTGGATACATTGCTGCACTTTCTTTAAACAAAAAAGTTTCAGGTGCTAGGGTTGTAGTTGTTGACAGCAGCAAGTATGGACCAATTGGTGTCGGTGAGGGTACAACATTAAATTTTTCAAGATTACTAAAAGAACTAGATATCGATATAGATGATGTTTTGATTCATGCTGGTGGCACTGTAAAGACTGGCATAAAATTTACAAACTGGGGAACAAAACAGTCTCATTACTGGCACTCATTTTCTAATCCAACAATGGAACAAAGATCTTTGCAAAATTTTATTAAATCAAAATCATTACTAAAAGATCAGTCTTTAAATTATTCAGAATTTTCTTTGTCAAAATTAAAAGACTTCTCTTCAGTTATTGCTTCAGCAATAGATAAGGATGGCAATTTAAATAAGATTAGTCATTTTGGATCCATTGCAGAAGAAGACAAATTTGACACATCTTCGTATGCTGTGCATTTTGACGCAGGAAAAGTTTTATCATTTTTAAGAGGTATTGCTTTGTCAAGAGGCGTTGAGGTTGTAGATGATGAATTTGCCAATGTTGAACAAGACTCTTTTGGAAATATAAAAAGTGTAAAACTTTTATCCAGGGTACTGGATTGTGATTTTGTAATCGATGCTACTGGAACAAATAGGCTTTTGGTTGGTGAGCACTTTAACTCTGACTGGGTAGATCTTTCTAATAGCCTTCCATGTAACTCAGCCCTTGCATTTTGGCTACCAATAGATGATCCAACTGTTTATACAGAGTCTATAGCCATGGATTTTGGATGGTGCTGGAAGATTCCATTGCAAGAGAGATTTGGATGCGGTTATGTTTACGATTCTTCAATGATAACAAAAGAAGAAGCAATCAGAGAGATTAAAAATCGTTTTGGTGAAAATGTAGATATTAGAAAACACATAGAGTTTAAGAGTGGATATTTTAAAACTCCACTAAGAAATAATTGTCTTGCTGTTGGACTGTCTTCTGGATTCTTTGAGCCACTGGAAGCAACATCTATATCAATTTCTATTGAATTGCTGAATGCATTAACTAGCGACTATTTTAGTGAGTTGTTTCATAATAATTCAGAGAAAAAAGAAAAAGAGTTCAACGACCTGTTTTGTATGTTAAATGAAGAGGTGTTCTGC